CTTTCGATAAACTTCTCCATCGCCAGATCGTCCGAGAATACCGAGTCAGAGCCTTCATTATTGCTTGCGTCGATATTATAGGTTTTGGCCGAAATCACCGGGATCCACGCTCGGATCGTACAGGTCTGCGGAGTGGGAGTAGCGAGAGCGGCCGTGAATTTCGCCCGTTCGATGTCGATCGCTGTCTGCGTTGTAGTCGTGGTTTTTTTGCGAACGATAACATAGCTCCCAGTAGTGCCGATCTCGATCTTGGTTCCCTCGAACAAGATGCGTCCGAATCCTTCGGACGCAACGGTGATCTGATCGTCGCCCTCGTCAACTCCTGCAGCGAGGGCGACGGTTCTAGTAGGCGCAGGATCTCCGTAAGCAAAAACGCCAGACACTAGCACTTTCACGTTGCGTGACGGCGTTAAATTATCTGGGGCTTGCAAGTCTGAATAAGTCGCCATTATTTTATTTTTTACCTGAAAGTTTCAAGTAATATTTTACCTTAAAAGTTTGGCAGTGGAGACTTTGATAGTGGCTTTCGGTCGGATTATGCCTTCGGCTGTTTTTAGGTAGGCAGTCACGCGGGGCAATTCGAGGATATTCCAGTAAGGACTAATTTGAATTCTGCCCACTACAGGAGTCAGCGAACGAGACAGATCGTACTGCTTTAAGACGATCGTGTAATTTACCATCTCAACGTAGTTACCGAGCAGGGGATCGTAACGGGGGTCGGGTTCCCGTTGGATAATCGCCTCAATTCCGCTATTCGCTTTTATTCGGTAATTTGCGGGTAGTTCGGGTGGCTCTACCCAGATAGCGGGAACTTCTTTTATTTTTTGCCCAGTGGGATTGATTATCTCGTACTTTCCTAGATCGGTATCTAGGATTATTTCTAGGTTATTTCTGAGGGCTTGAAGGGTTTCCCGTAGTTCGGTTTCATTCATTTTTTTAACTTATTTTTTCCCTCATAATATCAGCGTAACTTTCAAGCAGATTATAGTCTTTGACCGCGGCACTAATAAACGGACGTGCGGGAACATCGGTTATCCCCCCGTCAGCCCGCTCTGTTTGATAGCCCTCATGAACATAAGGGGCGTGTTCGGCGGTATAGCCGATAATTTTGTCAGTATCGCTAATATGTTCGATAAACTGGCTATTTTTTAGCTCTTCTGTGTCAACGATGTCCCGGGGAGAGCCGACGATCATGCCGTTTTGCCGTCTCGTTTCCCGCGGCCATTGCCATTTTGGATCGCGGATTTGATAGGTTATTTCTTGAGCGAATTCATTCACCATTTCCTCAAATCCTTCGATGGCTAATTCTTTTCCGAGGTTCCAGTTGATCATTTATTTTGTTGCTTTTATTTTATTTTTATTTTTATTTTTATTTCTATCCCTCATTCTTTTAGTATGCTGTGGAAACGGAGGAATGTCGGTTCTTTCTGAAAACATATTTTTATTTTTCCCGGCGTAGTTTGTGTTTTTTTGCATTACCCTAAGCACGTTACGAGCCGAGGAATATCCGAACACTTCAGCGAGAATATGCAGATCGCAATCGACTATATAATAATAATCGATCAGAAATGGCGAAACATTTAAAACGTGCGGATTTCTATTGTTTTGGCGGTTAAATACCTTAAACTTTATTTTTTTTGCTAATAGCTGTAGTTGCTTTACGAGGTCATGGTAATTTATTTTTAAATCGTCCGCTATTTCCACGAAAGATAAATAATTATTTTCGTGGTAGCGTTTAATTATTTCTTGAGTTGTCTTTTCGTCCATAGCAAAGCAAAAATGTCTTAGGGATAACCTAAGACATTATACACTTTAAAAAGTCAAGAAAATTAGTTGCCACGTCATTATTTTTTGTATTGGCAGTACCATTCGTCTCTGTCCATGTGGTTGTGAGCAACACCCACCTTTTGATTTTCATCGTCTAAGATGTCTGCTTTGTATTCATCCGAGGGTGATCCTTTGATGTTAGACAGCTTGCCAGTGAAGTTTTCGGGAAAATCCCACGCTTTTGCGGGCTTTATCGAAAGCTTCGTAGTAATCCATATTTTTTTCTTATTTTTTTTTTTTGTCTCTTGATACATTCACTATATCCCGAATTTTCTTGAATTGTCAAGTGAATTTTTAGAATTTTTTCCCGTAATTTTCCGAATAGTTACTATAGATTAATCTCTATACGTCCATGTTATCGGGATTAGGTCAATGTTAGAGAGTTTCTAACATCCTGAAAAGCTTACGGGATAAGCTTTTCAGGAATGTGTTATGGATGTTGTGGCGATCCTAGTAAAAAAAGAGAAAAGATGTAAATAACCAGACTCGACCATAAGAATACGCCTAGAGACACGAAAACTGATCGGGATATAGATTCTATCGAGGAGGTGGGAAGAATGGGGATAAAGGGGAATTTTGAGGGGATCGGGAAAGCGAACGACACAAAACGGGAAACACAAAAAATCCCCTAACAGCCATAACAAAAGCCTGAAACGTAAGCGAGGAAAGGGATATAGAATGTTAGAGAGGAAATAACATTGATTAACAGAGATAACATTTTTCTTTCTATTCCTATTCTCTCTACATCGCATCAAAAATCCCCCTAGAACTTTCTCTAGAGGGATTGACAGGGGATTTGTCGTTTGTTCAGATACTCCTTACCGACAAAATTTTGGTCAAAGCAGGCTTAAGACAACCCAAACCACTCCCCACACTATAAAACCTAAGATCAGGTAAACCTGTAAATTAAACAAAAATACCTGGAACCATAGAGGAGATTTTTTAATCATTGTCCAAATATCGCTCAATATGTTAAAAATACCCATATATTATCATCTTTACAAAAAAGAGAAAGACAGGGATTCCCCCCCGATAATAAAAGCAAAAGTTGAGCTTACTTATTTTTTTGTCATGAAATCTATTCTAGCATCTGTTTTGTTATTTTCTGCTCTTGTCACTGTCACTCCTGTCTTTGCTCAGACTACCGAATCCAACAAAGACCAGTTAACTAATGAGGCTTCTGGGATGTGTTGGACTGGTCGCATTAATTGCGGCAGCCTTTAATCAATATTGTGGGTGTTTAGTTGCAGATGTACTACGTCTTTGTTGGTAGCGTTGGTGTTGATCCTGTTTTCGTTTAGGATCGAGTTCTCGGTGTTCTAAGCAGTACCCAGATTTGTTTCGGGTATTAAGTGCCGTAAATTTACCTAAAACTAAGCAGGCAGCACAGTATTTAGTTTCAGGGATAATTGCTTCTGTAGAAAAGTTGATTCCTTTTTTTGCGATTATCTCAGGAGGTTTATCGCAGATTAAAGCTATTTTTGTCAAAGCTACGCCTGATAAAGAGTAATCTTGTAGTTTAACAAGACTTAAGTTAGTGTCAATGTTGTCGATTTTCTGAATAGAAGATTTTAAAATTTTAAAATCTTCTGATTTAAGGGACAAGATTAGAATCATGGTAAATACGCTGTCAATAGATTAAATTAAGCAGTTTACTGATTTGCTTAGGTCACTGAATTTTAGACAATATAAACAAGCTTTCGGACTTTTTTGGTTCACCTTCTCTGTTTAGAATAGATACGGTCTGTTTGGTAAATTTTGTGTTATCGATTACTTCTTGAGGCTTATTTACGCAAGCATCTCACAAAAGAGATTTAATTTTAATTGCTTGGTTCTGAGTTCAATTACTTGAGATTCCCACAGAGGCAAGTGTTGAGTTTAGGCAATTTTTTCTTAGTCGTTCGTTGTCTTTGGTCAGTTGGGCGACTTGACACTTAAGCTTCTCTGTTGACTGTAAAACGGAATAACTTCCAGTTTTTCGGATTGAAGGAAGAACTTCCTGTACTACCCAATCTTGAAAAGGTTCTGATTGAGGCTTACGGCTAGTAAGAACTAATCGGTAGAGTCCAGACTCTGAAATGACTACCATTTCTCGGTTTTGACCTGACACGGTTAATAACCGTGTCAGCTTTTCATATTTACTTCTAGTTGCTGATAACTGATAACTGATAACCAATTTACTATCTAGTGTTACATCCCAAAATCCCATAAGGATCTCCGTCTTCTTCAAAATCTATACTATTCCATTGCTGAATAATTTCTTCAGCAAAAGCCTTAGTTAGCAGGGAACCCGGACGATAATACGATCTTCTGTACAACTACGACTATAGTTCATAGTTTCAATTCCTAATAGGAGTTTTTTGTGCAGCTACCCTAAATAAGTCACTTAATTCTTGAAAATAGGTGTTTTGCTGTGCCACTTTAGGCACTGGCACTACAGGAAAAGCGGTAACATACCTCTTGATAAGAAATACACTGAATCTTTCCTTTAATATTTTCAAATACCCAATAATCGCCATCGCTATCTTGATAAATAGCATTAGCATTTAAATCAATAGGAATCTCAAAAGTTGCAGATGTTTCTCCTTTTTTACCTTTAAATTTTCGACTTACAGGCTCGATAAACTTCTTAGTGAATCCACCGTGCTTAATATCTTTTTCGGGTGAGATTTTCGCTACCCATGCTTTCCAAGCGCGGCGAGGAGTTTCTAAAATAAGAGTCCGAGTTTTCGGCAATCTTTTAAAAGCCACGATATTATTTTTTTGAAGCTGTTCAATTGCGGCTTCTACTTTTAGAATTTCTATAACAATCTTAGCTTTGGCACGATTGCCTTTTGTAATTTTAAGTTGAGATTCCAATCGAGCCAGTTTAGATTGTAGGTTATTCATGATCTGTGATTTGTGGTTTGTTTACTTTTCTATATTAGATCGTTCTCCCAATAAAGTCAAGTATATGGGAGAATTATTTCTGAGCAGATGTACTAAGTACATTTGCTTGTTATCATTGTAGATAGATTGTAGATAGGGTGATCGACAACCGAAAGCCTTGCAGAGTTTTTACTCCATTGTAATTAGGGTTTACTAGAGGGGTTCCGGGGGGAACCCGTGGTGGTCTAGGCGA